TGATGCGGGTGTCTCTGAAATCGTCGGAAAAGTATTGCATTTTCCGATGGATAATCATATCTTTGCGTGATTAAGTGTTTTGTTTTATAGTTTTTTACCCTTGGTTTTTTATGAAACGCGTTTTCTCTATCATGCTTGGTGGGGCAATGATGCTTCTCACCGGCTGCAACAAGACGGAAGTACAGCCCACACCTCCGGACTCCGAAACTGAAAAAAACTTCAATGTCGAAACAACGGCGCTCACTCAAGGATCCATCAGCGTGAGAATAACTCCGGTGGACAATGAAGAGCCGTACTACTTCGGAGTTGTCACCAAGAAAGATTTCGCATCCCTTTATAAGAGCGATGCCGAGACTCTTCAGGAAGCATACATCAAATGGTTCGAAGAGATGGCAGGAAAAAAGAATCTCAATGTTGAGGAATTTCTGTCGCAAGCTTTGCTCACCGGAATGCAGAACTATCAGTTCCGCGCTCTCGACCCGCAGACCGACTACCTCTTCTTTGTGTTCGGCGTAAGCTACGAAAACGAGCCGACCACCACCCCGGAGACCTTTGAATTCAAGACGAGAAGAGCGACCTTGAAAAAGGACGCTGTAATCAGCATAACGGAAGTCGAAAAGGGAAGCACCTGGTTCAAGGTAAAGTTCGACTGCAACGACCCTGACATATTCTACTACGGTGACGTTATGCTGCCCGACATTTACGAGCAGTACTGCGGCAGCAACCCGGACAACATCCCTGCTTACGTAAAGGATTATCTTACAGCGCTCAAGGCTGAGAACGACGAATTCAAAGCGATGAGTATGGCTCAGTTCATCAGCTACATCACAGTTAACGGAGAGTCAGAGTACGACACCGCCCTTACGGATGTTGCAAACAGCCTCCTCCCTGAAATGGAATACCCTGTATTCGCAATCGGAATCGCAAACGACGGAAGTTTCACGACAGAGCCGGTTGTCAAGATGGTAAGAACCGGCGAAACCAAAAGGAATAACTGGATTTTGGATGATAAAAAAGTGACTGATATACAATACGATGTCACTGTTTATCCTGCATACGACGAAGTTTACGCTGCCATTCTTGAGCGCGACTGCTATTTCGAAGGACTCAGCGACGAGCAGTGCGTGAATGAACTCCTCGCTGCAAGAAAGGGTAGCTTTATGGCAGATCTCATTACCGGACGTGGGAAATTACAATTCAACAATTTGATTCCGAACGAAGACTACACACTCTTCCTCATCGCCTGCACGCCTGACGGTCTTCCAAAGACCGGGGATAAACTCAATGTGAAGAAAGATCCTGTGAAGACTTTGGAAGCGACTCCTACCAATGCAGTCTATAGCGTGAAAGCCTACAGCGTCACGAAGACCTCGGCCAAAGTCTCCGTTTCCGGAAACGACGCCGCTTCAGGTCAGACTTATATGCTCAACTACATCAGCAAGGCACGCCTGATTGAACTCGCCACCAAGGAAGAGGAAGCTAACGGCGGAAACTCAGGTGGAGGTTCTGAAAGCGGGAGCACAGGCGCTGAAGGAGGAAGCATAGGCGAAGGCTCTGAAGGAGGAGAAACCGGCAGTGAAGGCGGTGAAGTGACTCCAATTGTTCCTTCTGAGGCTAGCTTCCAGACTCTTCTCAAACGAGACTGCGACGAGTTTATCGACGCCAGTCTCAAGGCGTGGAACGACAATAAGCCAAATGCCCAAATGGACAGAAAGGAATTCCTTTCAAGAGCCCTTCTCAGCGACGTCGGAGTCGGAACTTCATATTCTTGGGACGGACTTACTCCTGGCACCGAATATGTCGCCTATGCCATCGGACTTAAGGCTGACGGGACCTACACCACCAAGGCTTATACTACTGAGTTCAAGACAATTGAAGACATTCAGAGCCAAATTCGTTTGGACGTTGGTATGAAAGCGTGGGTGTATGAAGAGTACTACCCGAACAAAACCAACTACACCGTAGCCGCTACTGGCGAACCATACAACCAAGTCCAGGGCGTTTATTGCAAATCCTTCATTGAAAATGATGAATGGGCGGAAAAGACAGGAGCAGAGATTGAAGAACTTCTCAAGAAAGAGCAGGCGGGACTGTATGGCTCTATAAGCGCCCCTCTTACAGTGGAACGTGGTAAAACATTCTTTGTTTATTTTATAGGAGTTGACAAAGAGGGTATTTCGACACACGTCAGCAAAGTGACACATACCTCAAGAGTAGAAGGTGGCGACAACGGTATGGCTAAAACTGTCAAGATTGACAAACTCGAAACAATCCCTGTAAGGTAGGTCCGAGATTTACAGTTCATTGTATGAAAACGACATACTTAAAATATTTCTTAGCTGTTTTTGCTGCGGCCGCGCTCTTTGCCGGTTGCAGCAAAAACGCTGAAACTGACCCGGACCCCGACCCGACTCCTCCCGCTCCACCGACCCCGGCCTACAAGGTGGGCGATCTTTACACAAAAGGCTTTGTCAAGGGGATTGTCGTGAGTGTGGATGAAACGGGCGAACATGGTCTCCTTGTGTCTCTCAATCAGTGCGAAGAAGTCTGGTCCTACAAAGTGGAGGAGGCAATGGGCTCCCTTCCAGGAAGCGGTGCCTACAACACCTCATGTGTCCAGAAACTTCATGATTGGAAAGAATACTATCCTGCATTCGTCGAGGCTACGAAGGATAACGTCGGAGCATTGAAGAATTGGTTTTTGCCGTCAATGAACGAACTCGCTAAACTTTATAGTGCCTACACCGGGCACGAGACAAACGACACGGAAGGTGGCACAGGCTCGTTGAACTCCATAAGGTCTCCGAAAACAGGTCCGGAAACTGCTTCCGCTTCGTCCGAAGAACAACAGCGCAAAGACTTCTTCAACAAATGTCTCACTGACAACGGAGGAGATGCGATGGAAGACAAAGTCTACTGGTCGTCCAGCGAAAACGGTCCGAGCATAGTCTTCGCGTTCGACATGGGAACGGGGAAAAGTATAGACACACCTTCCGACCTCGACAAGAGAGCCAGGCATATGGTGCGTGCGATGGCCTCTTTCTGAGAAAGCGGCAGTCACAACAAAATTTAATAAGTTGCCACAGATTTGGCAAAGACTTTTTAGAAAAGCACAATGAAAATACGTAATATATTACTATGTGCCGCAGGCATTCTGGCATTTGCCTCCTGCGACAAAGAGACGCCCTCTGACCGGGAGGACAACAAACCTTCGACAACGGCTCTCCCGGCTCCGGAAGTGACCATTGAACAGGGCACGGCCTCCATTTCCGCAAAATGGGAGCCGGTGGAAGGGGCATCGGAATACAGATGCGAGCTCACCTACATCTCCGGTGGAAGCAACGTTAACGTCTATAAAGAGAATGTCGAAGATCCTTCATTTTCTGTGGATGCACTTCGCCCGAAAACAAAATACACCGTAAGAGTCGCTGCTGTGACGCCCAACGGAAAGGCTTCCAGAAACTGGTTTACGGAAGAGGTGACAACCGGAGAGTTAAACGCGAAGTTCGAAATCACTCCTTACGAAATCTATAACAAAAGCACAGGGCACATCGACTATGTCGCAAAAGTGACCCCGTCCGACGCGACTCTCTGGTATTGGATTGGAGCCGTTTCTTATGCCGACAGGATTGACGCCAATCTTTGGATGGAACAGGAGATTGCAAACGCACTCAAAAATGGAGAGACTTGGGAAACTCTCGTAAACAAAGGCTATATCGTCAAGGGAAAGGCCGAGAGCGTTTTCCAGTTCACTGGCAGCAATCACTTTATGTTCACCGCCGGGGTGCTTGAGCGTTTGGGAGACAAAATAAACTTAGTTTCAAAAATCGCTCTCAGTTATCCTTTCTACGGAGAGAATTTCGAGGACAGAGTCAGCCATCCTTGCACTTACAACGACTACCTTGGAGATTGGGTACTGATGCCTTACGACAGAACAGATTTTTCCGCCACAAAAGGATGGGAACTGAAAGAACCGAAACCTTTCAATGTGAGGATTTCTGCAAAGGAACAGGGAAAAAGTTTCAATCTCTCAGGCTGGGGAGGAAGTGAAAATAAGTTCCTCAAGCCAATAGTGCTCGATTTTGAAAAGGCGGACCAGAACAGATATGACCATTTCTCCGTCTCCGTGCCGCAGACCATCGAATTTGAAAACGATGTCAACTGGCACTACACCGCTTGGCTAACGATCTTGGACGCAGACAACAAGGTCCGTGATTTCGCTCCTTACGACCGCGAATATGAGCAACTCTCTAAACAAGGCGGAGGTGAAGGCTGGAACAAGGCCTTCAGAGGATTCATCGCAAATGGCAACAAATCAGTAATCAAGATTTTAGGAAACAGTTTCAAATATGATGGTCTTGCCGTCTATATGAGAGGTCTCTGGATTTGCGGATTTGACGCAGTGGGTAAGTATAGTTCTGCAGATGCAAAGTACTATTACAACGGAAATCGCGGTGGCATTCCAAACGCGGTGTACTATCTTGTGAGAAAAGATGTCGCCGAGGGATTGGAACTCAAGGCTCCTGACCTGTCCGCCGCTCTGCAGTAATTTGTGAGTTTTGTTTATTTTTTTGTGAAACCACAAAAATAAACTACCTTTGCAGTGGAATTGAGATATGGTGTAATGGTAGCACAAGAGATTTTGGTTCTCTTTGTAGAGGTTCGAATCCTCTTATCTCAACGAAATTCCCGTAACTCTCGGGGCGACAATGAATTACAAAAATCTGTCACAAAAAACGGGACAGAAACGGGACAGCTTTCGCACCCCACCGGCAGTTTATATTCGATTCTGCTGGAGTTGTGCGAAAGAAAAAAAATGTCTTTCTTCAAACCCATCGCGTATAAAGAATACATACCTGCGCAACTCCACGAAGGCGAGCAGTGGTATATCTTTTTTTATGTCGAAAATCCGGCAACAGGAAAACTTAAACGTATCAAAATCAAATTTAACAGAGTCAAGTCTGTCCGGGAAAGGCGCAGAGCTGCGCTGATGCTCGTCGCGGCATTAAACGAGCGTCTGTCGTTGGGGTGGAACCCGCTTGTGGAAAAGATAGCGCCACGTGCTTCTGTCAAGTTCAAGGATGCTGTAAACAATTTTATAAAGGTGAAGGAGAAAGAAGTGGAAGCGAACACGTTGCGCTCCTACAATACCTTCGCGAAGAAGCTTCTCGTCTGGGCTGAATACAGGGGATTCAGGGAGAGTTCCCCCGTCGCGGCATTCACGAAAGCATCTGCCTTTGATTTTATGGAAGATTTGGAAAGGGATAACAATTTCGTGGCGTTCACATACAACAATCATCTCCGTTTCTATTCCACGCTTTTTCACTGGATGGTTCAGAAAGGCTATCTTCCCGACAACCCTTTTGAGGACATAAAACCAAAGAAAAAAAGCCTCCGCAAGAAAAAGAGACGCGTTTTGTCCGATGACGAACTTCAGACGTTATGGAACTTTCTTGAGAGGGAAAATATAGGATATATGCGACTGTGCCTCCTATGCTATTGCTGTTTTATGCGTCCTAAGGAAATTATGCTGCTCAGATGTTCGGACCTTGATTTGAAGACACAGACGGTCAAGGTAAGGGGAGAGATAGCAAAAAACGACAATGATTCTGTGAGAACGATTCCGGACGCTATGATGAGATATTTCGCAGGCATTGACCTTTCGCACCCGAAATGGTATCTTTTCTCCGGAAAGAATTTTATGCCGGGAAAGGAGTGCACTTGGGTGCAACGGGTTTCGGATTATTGGAGGGGAGTGGTCCGCCCGGCGACAGGATTCGGTAAGGATGTCCAGTTTTATAGTCTGAAGGATACGGGCATCACCAATATGGCAGCTGCCGGTGTTCCGGTGTCTTTCATTCAGCAGCAGGCCGACCACAGCAGCCTCGCAATGACTTCCATCTACTGCCAGCGCAGCGGCAAGGCGACGGAAGAGCTCAAAGGCGTGGACATTCTCAATGTCTCGGAATGAGGAAAGCTACGCTTCCCCTTCGAGGGGATGAGGGGGCTAATACAAAAGCCCCCGGATTTCTCCGAGGGCGGACGGCTAAAACGTGTTCGTCAAAACATTAAGAGATAGCCGAAAGTTCCCTTGCGATGTTGCGTATTCCGTTGATAATTTTCGCCTGCGTGACCGGTTTCGGCATCCTCCAGCCGTTCGCATAGTGGCTGAGCTGCTGTTCATTGATTCCGGTTTCCTTTGATAAGGCCTTACGGGTTATGAAATTCTCGGAATAACGAAGCAACGCCCGTGTTGTCAGTTCAAACACCGGCTCCCATTCACCCTGCAATTCAGCTGGAATATCATCCGGCTCCAACCCTTCAACATGAAACTTTAGAGCATCGACGATGTTACGCTCAACCTCGTGCAATGTACTGCCGGTTGCGACGCAGGCGATGTCCTCGTTCACCGGAGCCGCGCCATAGTTGTGTTCATACCAATCAATCTTTATTCTAACTTTTTCCATAACAATTGTGTTTATTCCGTTCGTTTTCAAGAAAAGGAGGGTGGTCATTTCCATCCTGCCTGTTTCCAGATGCTGTTCAGGAGATCCTGTCCCAAGTCGTCGCTTGGCTTTCCGTTCACAGTGACAGTTCCTTTCTTGTTTTTGTTCTTGAACTGCCGGTGGTCTCCTTTCATTCTGTCGAGTTCCCAGCCGTCTTTCTTCAAGAACTCAAGCACTTGTCTTACTTTGTACTTTTTCATATCTCTTATGTTTTGACAATGCAAAGATATATAAAATTATATCACCGTGCAAATATTTTGATATATTTTTCTATATCTTAAACTAAAAAACACTCCAGGTTTCTCCGAGGAGCAGAATAATCAAACATTAAACTCTCAGACGCAGCCAGAGAAAGGCGGCGAGGAGAAGGGTGACGAGGACGGCCCAGGCGAGGACGTACCAGACCCATTTCGGGATGTAAGGCTTGGGTACCTCGACGGGGACGGGGATTTCCCTGGTGACTCGGATGACTTCCTGTTTTTCGGGGATTTTTGCCGGGACTGAAAGGGCGGTGCGTTTGTTCTCGATGCTGTGGCGGAGGTGGCCGCCGGTGATGGTGGCGGTGGATGAGGCAAGGGAAGTCTCGACTGTGGATGTCGTGTCGGGCGTGGAGATGATGACAGACTCGACCGGAAGGGGCGCGGAGATGATGGTGTCGCGGACGGTCAGGGTGCGAGTGACGGTGGTTGTGTCGTGAACGGCAACGGTGACGATTCGCGGGCTGCAAGAGGCAAAGAGCAGAGCCAACAGCAATGCGTGGCTGTATTTGAATAGACTACTCATCGTTTCAAGACATCTCCGAGTTCATTCGCCCAGCGCTCTGTGTAGAAGTCATAATACGACCACCTATTTCTGATTTCCGGAATGTCATAGAGCGCAGCCCAAATGATTGATGGAAGCCCGATGACAATGAGATAGAGCCAGCCGAGGATTTGCGACTGTTTGCAGTGTCCCAATTCGTGGCAGACAGTCTCAGCTCCGGCTTTTCTACCAACGATAACATACTGTCCGAGCGATATTCCGCCACGCATCTTCGAAGATCTGACCACAACGACATCGTTCAGCCCGACGTAGCGCATCTGCTCATAATCCGTATAATACAAATAAAGAAGAAAACCGATGAGGTTTTGTGGCAACTGATGCAAATACATCAGAAATGAAATAAAACTTTTCATATCTCAAAAATTTGAAGTTCATAAAAAGGGATTCGCATCTCCCGACGGGAAACCTGCGCTAAAAACAATATAAAGTATATGGATAAACGATTTTACAGTTTTTCGCCGGTGTATCTCCGGTTGTAGAGTATCTGTCCGCGCTGTTCGCCTTTGAGCCTGTGGCTGAAATGGACGAACGAGGGATAGAGTATCATCTGGTCGAATGGCAGTCCGAGGTCACGGGCTGTGATGGCAAGCTGCCTAACCGTCTCGATGTCTCCATGTCCATTTCTTCCGAACGGACACACGTCTGCGGCCTCGCCCTTGGTGTGTTGGGAAGTCGGGACGCCTCCGACAGCTTTGTTAACCTCCGGACATCTGTATCCGCTGTTGATTGCGAGCGGTTTGTCCCAGGCATCGCGTAGCGGCTGCAGGACTTCATCAACGAGTGCCTTGATGCTGTCGCGGACCTCCGTCGAAGTGATTGTGTTCCGCACCTGCATTCCAGGTACATCCGTTTTTTCAAATTCTTTGTAGTCAAAATTTTTGCTGATTGTTCCCATTGCTATTCGCTTTTTCCGATGCTATGCTTCGGCTGTTCTTTTATCATCGATATTATCTTTTGTGCTTTCTCATTGTCTACGCAGGAGATGATTTCCTGTACGGCGTCCAAGACTTGCCCGGCTGCGCTTCGCTTCTTTTTAGAGTTTTCTATGACTGAACGTCCTTCAATCAGAAGCACTCCCAATGTGGCAAGCAGAGCACAATATGGCAGAGAGTACCACGGAAATACAGCCCCCAGAATGTCAATCAGCATAAAGAAGAAAACAATCCGGAGGTAGTCTATGATCTTCTTCACCGTCTTTCTCAGTCCGTGACTCATAATCCTTTCTTTGTTGGCTCTTGCAGCATCAATGCCTGTCCACATATCAATCAGCGCTGCTGCACAGACTAATATACAGGCTAAAAATGCTATCATAATTCCCCGATAAAGCGTAGCGGGCAAATCGAAAGTTGCTATTATCTCATCCATATCATCGAATTTTTATAAACTCACAAAGTCGTCTCTCATAATGTACCAGCGATTCGCAGAACTACTGTATATGCAAGTGTATTTTCCATTAACACTACTACCAACAAAATCCATATTATAAACAGCTGATGTACCGGTTACCTTTTGCATTGCCTTGCCGTCTCCAGTTGATAATTTGAATGTTGTATTACCGATTCTCAGTATGGTTACTACCCTTCCATCCGATGGCCCCGATGGCAGATGGATTGTTTTTGTCCCGGAGGTATTAGTGAGAATGACAGTTCCAACCTCCGGGTTAGATGTAATGGAGAAGGTTTCTGTAGTATTTGAACTTAGTACTTTTGTTGCAGTTCTAAGTTTATCTTCGGTTAGAACTTTTTTTCCATTTATAAATATTCCGTAAGGATTGATTGACGTAGAGTCTGCTTTAACTCCGTTTTTAACGCGACGCAAGATCAACCCTTTTCCACATATACTATTATCATAATAATCAAATGATCCACCGCGCTCATTATATTTTGTCAATATCATGTTAAGACCATCATATGTATCTCCGCTACCATTGCCTATTACCAAAAAGTCATTATCGTCGTGATTCGAAACATATATGATTGGATCTGAATTATTATAATTGTGAACTTCAAGTTTGGCTGCCACCCCACTGCCTCCGGAAGCACTTCCGCCATAATCCTCCCAACCCGTAGCCGTGCGGACATAGATTTTCTTCTCGGATTTCACGAAGTACACATCGCCCTCACTATATCCGGTTGTTGGAAGAGTATTGACTTTATTAAATTTCAAAGCAGTCATATTGTTTTGTTTTTATTGGCAGTTCAGCAAGGTATCACCCTCGCTGAACCGAAAGAATTATTCAAAGGTTGCCCAAGTCATTGCAGCTGAAATTTCTGTTGAGATTTTTCTGTCTACATACTGTTTGTTTGTGACATCAAAATCTGATGATACTGCTGTAACTCCAGAAATAGCTCTGTTACCAGAGCCGACAGATGCCTGATTTGAATCAATAGAAAGAACTGCTACATTTCCGTTATCTCTTACAGTAGAAGAAATCCAAAGATTACCTGGTGCTGCACTATCTTTAGCTCCTAAGTATATAGTAGATGCCCCAAATGCACCATTAATATTACCTGAATCACCAGCATCAAGAAGTTGTACCGAATTATCAGCCTTTTTACCCTGCGCCTTAGTAGCGAAATCACCTTCTAAATGTGCAGCAGCAGTACCAAGTCCAGCTACACTGGCTTTAATCTGCTTACCACTCATCGTGAGTTTTATAGGATAACTGCCTGCACCTGTGCTATCAAGTGTAATATCACCTTTTTGTCCTCCTACTGAAGTAACACCTGCTTTTGCTGCTGCGGCTGCATCGGTGATAGCTTTATCTGCTTTATATTCAAGCTTACCAAGGGCTGTTTCGATAGCATCATTACCAGCAATTGCTTTAGATTCTGTCGCTTTAGTATAACCTTCAGTAACTTTGACATTACCACCATCAAGCGTAAGAGTGCTACCTGTTATTTCTCCAGTATCTTCATCCTTAGTTAAAATATCATATCCATTAATGGCAACACCACCATTAACAAGAGCGCTCTCAAGTTTATCCAAGTCTGCTTTCTGTGCAACCTTGGTCTTGTCAACAGAGAACTGATTATTAGTCAATGTAAGTCCTTCACCTGCTGTGTAAACATCAATCAAAGTGGTGACATCAATAGACATAGCCTCTTTGCTTGAATCAGTATTCCATATAAGAACAATGTATGTATGATTAGCAGTAAGACCTGTAAGGCTATATGGTTTTCCCTTAATTGTTACAGTACCTGTTGCAGCTGTAGCCTTATAGAGAGCAGACCCTTCAAGCATACCGTCCTTCACGAAGCTTTTGCAGTCGATAGTGGAGATTGCCTTTGCCTTGGTCTTGTCTTTACCATACAAGTATATCTTCTTGTCCGTACCGTCGTAGGACATTGTTATGTCAGATTTCACAAAACCGCCATCATAACTTAGCACCTTTTCATCCGTGCCCACCAAATCCAGTTGCGGTTTGAGAACACTGACTTTTACGTTTGCAGAGAGGCCACCAGTGACAGCGGATCCACCACCTCTCGGAGCAGACTGTGTAAGTTCCACAGTATTTGTTGGTGAGGTATTAAGAACAAGGCCGACGGTCTTTGTCTTGTCTCCTGTAACAACAATAGCCTTTGAACCCTTTACATCACTGACCTTGCCTGCTGCAAGATTGTACGCATTGTCTGCTCGCGTCTGTGCGGCAGTGATGCGGGTACTCAATGCATTCAGCTTCGCACTAATGTCCAAACTGCTTGCTATGTCTGAAAAGTCAATCTCAAGGGCAGGAGTCGAATCCATATATGAGATTTCAAGAACACGGGCTTCGGCCGCGTCCGGAGACGCTTTTTTCATCCTTGCGTTCTTGACTATACCGCCCCAAAACGGAGTGTTCACGAGAGTCGTGTCAGTCGCGCTCTTCTTTTCGGTGACGTAAACAGTGCTGTTGCTCTTGACAAACAGGATGTCACCTTCCTGTAAGCCTGTAGTAGGCAACGTACTTACTTTTTTGAATCTTAAATTTGCCATAGTTATCTGATTATTTGTTCCATACGACATTGATTTTGTCCTCGTCATAAGACAAGGACGAACCGAGATTGATGTTCACATTGCCTTCTTTATCCGGAGCGAGAGCTACCTGGCTCACTTTGACACCGCATACCCTGTTTTCAAGCGCAGTGTCAATGTCGCTCAAATCATCTTCCAGCCCCAGAACTTGGGATTTCTGAATTGCCCCCACTTTGAAGACCACTTCATTCTCGTTTTTTTCTTCGGAAAGAATTGTGGAGTTATCCCCCTGATAGACTTTGACAGTGGAAATATACCCTTTCTCCCCCAATGTAATCTGGACATAAGTGCCATCATCCGATTTGCCACGCCACAGAGTGACACCCATTTTGACAGGCGTCACCTCAATTCTCTCCTGTTGTAGGAAGTTCGAATCAGGGGTGATCACAGCAATCTCACAAAAGAGTTCTCCAGTGCCGAGACAGATTCTCGACAATGGGATGGATACCGTCAGCGTCTTGCTGTCTTCCGAAAGAGAGCAGCCTGTCATCTTGTCGCCGTCACGTTCTGCCACGAATGCGCCCAGCCTTTCCTCCGTGAAGAAAGTCAGGCGGACGTGGTCCGGAATAGCTATCTGCAAGTCTTTGTCACCCTCTTTTCTGAAGAACTGGTGTACGGACGAGAAGTCACTTTTGTAATGCTGATATTTCATATCTTGTATTGTTTTAATTCTTTCCTTATGGGAACCATCGATGGGTCATCGTGTTTGTCGGCATAGTGCCACTTGAATGAGAATGCGTTGAGTTCTCCTTCTGTGCCTTCGGAATCCACTTCGTCAATGACGATTCTCCGCGAGACGCTGTCAATGACCGCATAGCGTCTTGCCGACGAGAAGAACTCCTGCCAGAACCTGACCTCCTCCTTGCTTTCCAGCCATCCGGTGAAAGTCTCGTGGATGAGGCGGCTGTCGTTGGTAAGCTCACACTCGATGCCTCCGTTTGTGAAAGATGTTGGCTCTGTGGTGAGCTCTGTTTTTCTGTTTCCTGTGGCGTAGATTGTTTCCAGGACCCCGAAATTGCCGTAGAATTGAAATATTTCTGCTTTCCCACGGAGGACGAAGTATCTGAGAGTTTCCCCGCGTTCCTCTTTCCCTGCCTCAAGTTCAAAAACAACATTAATGTCGAAACCAAGAATGTTCAGGTCCGGAAAGCCTGCACCGCTCGCAAGTTTTTCCATCAAGGACAGACTTATCCTTTGAGACATAATACCGATGAGAACCCAAGTTTGGTTTGAGTTCAGTTGCAAACGGAGCGGCGACAAAATGTCTGAAAAAATTGTGGCTTCGAGGCGGGCATTTGAGGATTCTTTAAGCACTGCACATATTCTCTCCTCTGTATTGCCGCCTATGATGTATTTTTGTGGTCGGATAGAGATGAATTGTTTTCCATTATACACTGGAAGAATTTGGCTTCCCGGTATCCTTGCACCGAATATAACATAGGATTGCCACGACTTGCTTTCCTGCCCGGCTTGAATTTCCAGCTTTACTAATCCGCCAATATAGACGAGAGATTGCGGCATTTCGTCTGGAAGAGGTAACGCGCAGAGAATGTCTTTTAGTGGGATGACTACGCGATTGCCGGTTGCCAGCAGGCTGAATGTATGAGAAACATTACTGAGAGCAAAATATACAGAGATGCTCACATCTACACGAGAATTTTGAGTGAGATAGAGGATGGAAATCTCTCCCGCATTCCCGGCAAAGAGGAACGGGAACTGATCTTGATATGATGTGTCTATTGTCATATTGCAAAACTACTCACTTGTTTGAGGGCAAAAAAGGACACTATGCCGAGATGAAATCCGCGCTGCACTCCAACGCTTCGGAGCTGACACGGAGTGTCACCGAGAGCTTCTTCACAAAGAAATCGCGACCGTGCAGCCGAACTTTGTTGTACATCCGGAAGCTCACAAGGTCGAATTCATTCAGGTTAACGTCACAGGTGATGACCTGCCGGTCGGTGGCGAGCCATTGCGCGTAACGCTCATGAAAATGTTCATAGAGCCAATCCGGACGAAGAGACGCCCTCTCGCCGGAAGACAACGTGAGACATATATCTTCATCTTCCGAATTGCCAGTTATAGGCACATCCATTGTCTTTTGAGAAAGCGCATGTCCGCTGTCTGTCATCTGACCATTGACAACGAGTCCGACATAAACATCGGCTCTTCGTTCCGCCTCTTCATTTATCGGCTCCGTAATCGCAGCCATGGAACACCGCTGGAGTAACGCCCCTTGACTCTTTGGCCTTGTAAGAATGGAAGGAACAGACTTCACAAGGTTGAACGGACAAGAGTTGTCGACAGTGTCGGCATCAGAGACCACATTCTCCTTCGCGATATTGTTCTGAAAGACGATGTCGGCAGCTGCAACGGCCGCCTTCCCTGACGAACCGCCAATATCGTAATTCACGCCCCACGTACAAACAGACACAATATCGCCGGTAGACTCGATTTTATATGGAAGGAGTCCGAGTGTGGATGGCTGCCCTGCAATCCACAATGTGACAAACAGCGGCGTTTTACTCTGCTTGAAAAGGTCGATTGAGGAAGAATCGCAGTTCACGCTGTCTTCGCCTGAGTTTTCATAACCAAACTTATAACCGCAGCACTCCTCGGCGCCGGATGAAAAGTCGTCTGAAACCTTGCTGCTCCAATCTTCACCCGCATTCGAACCAAGAATGGAATGGACGGATTTCATAATGATGCGTCCGCCGTCCTCAAATACGGCAGCACAAAACATCCTACATATTCCTTGAACAAATTCAACTATGGTAATATCGGGAAGGTAACCGGCAAACGTAGTGAACTTGTGATGACCAACCATATATGTTCCGGCACGCCCGCTTCCGTTTCCGAGCACAGCGATATGCTGATAGAGTTCCTTTATATCTTCATCGGAATCCAATTCCACTCTATCAGTTATTGCCGAGGCATATATGGCGGGAGTGCGTCTGGGATGGTCGCCAAACGGAAAATTATGATACTTCACATTACTTTCGACATACTGCCTCTGGTTATTGTAGGTATCACTCTTATCGAGATTATCGCAGTCTTTGACAAAATAGCCCGTTTCATCCTTATTCACAAGAAGTGGCCAGCAAAACTGATTGCTGTCTACTCCATACGAGCCGAGCATTTTCAGCTCATATATCTTCTTGCCCCACTCATCCTCCAAATCACGCCCTGCGAATGTGTAGTTAAGATTACCATCCTCGATGCCGTCGTAGATGAGGGTGCCGGTGAGGAACGGGATGCCGTTGAACACGATGGATGCGGCCAGCTTCTTGACAGCCGGCTCCAGTTTCAGCGCGGGGAGATATTGGAAAACCTTGCAGTTGGTCGCCGATGGCAGCAGTGCTATAGATGTCGAGAATGGGACGGGGATGCGGTCGTCCTCGAACATCGGGTTGTTATATTCAATCGCGAATTCGGCGTCCGGAGCAAGGTCGAGCGATATTCCATCTTCTGTGATAATCTTTATCATCCTAACTGTCCTCTTCTTTTAAGTTTGTTGTACTTGTCCTCGGTTTCTTTAATTCCGCCCTTGCCAAGCATTGACACGCGGGCGGTGATTGGCTCATCGAGCTTCTTTGTCAACTTCTCGATGGCTTTTGTGAGAGCCGCGTCGGTTGCCGTACCTTCGTGGCCCTCGGAAGAAGTCGTCACAATCCTTGAGTTTCCATCGTCGATGAATCCGCCGGAAACACGCCCTGGCATCGCTGTGGCCGGATAGACCGCGTTGAAATTCAGACTGCGGAGTTTTCCGTTGCGCCGAGCGGTCTCCATTGTCGAGATTATCGGCAAAAGGCTCGGATTCTCAAGAGCCTCGTGCGGAATTACATATTCGGAGCCGTTTTCGCCCACTATGACGGTAGGTGAGGAGACAAATCCGCGCGCATCAGGATTGAGCCTGGCATTGAATGATTTGCCGTCCTGCCTGCGCTTGACACCGATATAGCCACCCTCTTCCGCTCCGGATGTCACGGGCTGCGAGGCGATGATGGCGATTTCGGCGGCTCCCATTGCGGCAGCGATTGCAGCTGCGGCAATTCCCCAAGGAGTTGCTCCTAACTGGGCAATGGTTGAAGTCACGCTCAGCGCGGTGTTTATTATCGCCTGAGTGAGGTTCAGGGCTTTGTCGCGCTTTGCCTGCTTGAGAGCGAGTTCCTCCTGGTAGGCGTCGTACTCCGCATCCATCTGTTCCACCTGAGCGTTGTACTGGGACTCCGTGATGAGACCTGCGTTCAGGCGTTTTTCAAGGGATTTTTTGCGGTTATCCTGATTCTTCTTATAGTCCTTGAGCTGAGCGTCCTCTTTTTTCTTTGTCAGGTCCATAAACTTTGAAGCGGTGCTGAAAGCATATTCGGCCGCACTGCCGATGCCTGTAACCACATTCTGGAAATCTTCAGCACTGAGTTTTCCCTCCTTGATGTGCTCTATCAGAACCTGCCATTCATCGATGGCCACACCAAGGATAGACCCCTTGCCTGTCCCTTCCTTAATGGAGTGACCTTCATTCGGGTCGTGCGAGTCTTCTTCCGCCTCACCTGCCGCAGCATTCTTGCGCTTGATGATGTCGGCAAGTTGCTGCATTATTTCCCGATATTGCTTCTCGTCAAAGCCAACAGACATTCCCTCCAGCGTCTTTGCATCGACGACTTCCTGGAGCTTTTCCTCCAAGTCCTGAAGATACTTGACGTCAAACTCCGCAAGTTCCTGCGTGTGTTTCCTCTTCAGCGCCGCCTTTTCCTCCTCTGTGCCCTTGAATGCGAGAAGTTCCGCTGCCTGCGAGTTCTCCATCTGAGTGCGTCTGAGCTTGTGCTCGTCCTCAAGACGTTTTACCTCGCGGTTGAACGCGTCGAGCCTGATTTTGTCGAGGTTGTTCTGATGTTTAGTCTCGGCAAGTTCAAGCAATTCAGCATTGTCTCCTGCCTTGGCGCGTTCCTTCTCGTAGCGCCAGTCCTCTTCCATAATGGCTTTCTGAGTCAGGTCTTTCTCATTGTCGATGACGAGCTGCGTTTTCATCTCCGCATCCTGCTCAATCCTTTTCAATGTTTCCTGAAACAATTTCTCGGATTCCTCATTAATCTCCTGAAAAACCTGTTCAAGACCTTTCTGAAGGGCAAGAGCACTCTTTTCTGCCGCAGTCTCGCCGGTGGAGCTTCCAGGACTGCCTGTTCCGCCTGTTCCGTCTCCGGAGTTCTCGGTCGAGCCGCCAGTCAGCGTTCCAAGAGGAGCATTCTTGCCAGGCGACTGTACTCCGAAAAGGCCATCAACCATAGAACGAAGCTTTACACCGTTCTCCTGCGCTTCAGTAAACAAGGCTATAATGTTGTTCACCTGCCTATCCTGGTTGTCTGCCGTTTCATCAAAAATGCCGGCAATCACGTCACGCATCTCGATAAAATGAGAAATATCAGGCATATCATAGTATTGAGACAGTGCTCCGGTAAGAGAACCAACTTGCGCAGCAGACAGTGACTGCCCTTTATTCATTTTCTCATAACGCTTGTTGAAACTGTCCAACGCTGCCTTCACTGCATCCATCTTGTGCTGTTGGATGTCCATCTCGGCATTTTCACGAGCTTGAAGCTTGATTTTCTGCTCCAATTGAGTATTGACGTTTTTCAGTGCTGTCTCAAGTTCTTCGTTGGAGGTTTTCTCTGTGAGGAGTTGCGGAAGATAGTCGCCATAGAGTTCGTTGATTTTGTCGATTACTCTTTTGCGTTCGTCGCTGCCCTCGGCTGCTTTTGTAGCCGCATCTTTCAGTTCTTCGAGCGATTTGCGTTCCTTGTCGATTTCCGCCTGCGCCTTGACGAATGAAGATGTTGTGTCAACTGTCCGTTTGTTGAGCTCTCTGAGTTCCTTGGTGGCTTCGCGGGATTTGGAGACAAGAAAACTGATGCCTTGAGCGAGGGCTGCAACGGCGGCTATGACAAGGCCGACAGGATTTGCAATCAAAGCCTTGCCGAAAGCCTTTGCAGCAGCTCCTGCTGTCTTGTAACCACCCGCAAGAATCTTCAAACTGACGGCATGCAGCGAATTGGCTTTGCCAGCCGCCTCCAATGCTGCAACTTCTTTCAGAAGATCGGCTCTGAAGTCTGCACTGAAGAGGTCGTCTATTTTCTTTTTGGCGATATAGAGTGCAGTCAATGCTGTTGCTGTGCCAATAGCATAGCCATATTTACCCAGAAGTGTGATAAGCTTTGAAATTATTCCAAGGAATGAGTTGGAGACACCGATAGTCATATTGGCTATCGGCATCAGTTTCTGACCTATTTCAACACTCGTCTCGGTGATTCTCTTCTTCAACTTTTCTTGAATGGCCGTGGCTGATTCGTTCTTGGTGTTGAATTCGTTGGTCAGGGATGTTCCCTCCATAAAGGCTTCATTCGCAAGGCTCTGCTGCTCTTTCAACATCTCCACATTGTTTGCCAGCGCACCAAGAACTGTCGTAGCCCTCTGTCCGTTCAGGTGCATTTCGCCCATCGCATCCACGATGTCGAACAGCCCCTGGTCGCCCTTCATTCCCTCAAGCACTTTTATGAGGGCGGCATTAACGTCCGTTTCGAGGAGATTGCGGAATTCCTCGAACGGCATCTTTGCAATCTGGGCGAATGTTTCAGTCTTCTTGAACATTGCCGTGATGGTCTGCCCGATTGCAGTCGCCGCAGTTTCGGCTGCCTGTGCGTTCGCGTCAAGGGTGGATGCAAGACCGAGTATTTTATCTATGGATATGCTTGCATTGGGGGCGATCCCGGCAAGGCGGTTGGTGAAGTTCACGATGTAGCCCTCATTGGCGGTGGAAGCCGCTCCGAGCTCATTGATTGCGGAGCCTACGGACAGCATCGCCCTCTCAAGTCCCATCTGTCCCTTTAACTGGAATATATCAACGAGTTTTCCAATCTGACCAATGGCTGCCTCCGCATCTCCTCCGAGGTCTTCTTTCAACGCCACATTGATTTTGTCGGCAGCGGAAACAAACTCCAGCAAGTCTTCCTTGCCGGAAAGTCCAAGTTTACCACCCACGCGAGCCAACGACAGCAACTCATTCTGTGCAGTTCGCGTGTCGAATTTCTTGAGTTCCGCACTCAGTTCCTCGATTTCGTCGCGGCTCAGGCCGGTTGTCTTCATCGCATCGACAAGCGCCTCGTCATATTGCAGCCAAGACTGTTTCGCCTGTTCAATCTGCCCACTGAATCGATTGTATATCTGAATTACATTGTTAGCGGCAACAGCCAAAGTACCCCAATCTTTCAGGACTGTTTTCATAACACTTTTTGTATCTCGCGCCTCATTTACTAACTCTCTAAAGCGTTGTTGGCTGTTCTTTAGCTCTTTATTGAGTACTACCCAATTATCCGTTCCAGGAACAACCTTTTCCAGAGCCGCACGAGTCTCTTTTATATGACTCTTGAGTTCTGCCATTGTCATCTTGTCAAGAGTCATTTGTCGCTGAAGCTCAGAATACCGTGATTTGGCCTCTGATAATTTCTTGTTAGTTTTGGCAATTTCCTTGGAATGGTCTCCCTCCGCATTTTTCAAAGACTTGAGTTCCGATTCGAGCTTTGAAATAGCTTTCTCAGTGTCAAGGATTTCCTTTCGTCCGGCATCGCCGTTCACAATTATGTTCAACCGCAGGTCTTCGCTTTTCATTTTGTGTCAATTTTATGACACAAAAATAGCTGCCCGCAGGCAGCTATGAAAGGACACTAAATGTCGTGTTTCCAAGGTTCTTTTTCTCTCTTTTTCTTCCGTTTGTCAAGAAGAATCATAATCGGAATAAATATAACAACAGCGATTCCGATGGAAATAAATCCGACAATATCCATATAAGCAAAAACTATGATCAAAACTATCATAGCAGCAATTATTCCTAATACGCGAAGACAGCCACCGCCACCATCCAACAGACCGAAATACATATCGTTAAGAGACATAGCCAAATCATTTTGAATTTACACCTGCAAAAATTACGCCCGCTCGAAACAACGAAACCCCCGGATTGCTCCGGGGGATGCAGCTGGCGTTTGGGATTAGAAACTGTTTTATTGCTCGCTCTGAAGTTGTTCTCTGATGGCAGCGGCGACTTCGTCGGTGAATTCGTACATCAGGCGTTCGGCGATGCGGGAGTAGGCGCCGAAGACATAGCGGTTGTGGATTCTGCGGCGGCGGGAGATGACCTTTGATCCGTAGTGGAGCCGACGGAGGTCGAGGAAGCGCTCGTAGGCGACGTGCTGAAATGTCATCTTGCCGTCAAACGAGTCGGAACCGGAAGAGACTGAGACCGAGCGGGACTTCTCCAAGGTTCCGCTGCGCGTTTCCAGCTTTGAGAGTATGGCGGTGCCCTGACGGCGGAGCATCGACTCTCCCTCTTCTTCCAGGATATTGCGTATGAAACGTGCCTTCACCGACATAGTTTCTACTCGAATGTGAGTTCAACGCTATAACCGAGCCAGCCTCCGAAAATAGAGGCTTCAGGGACAATCTCCACCGCTGCAAGCGACATCCCCGAAAGAAGCCCGCAGGTGGGGGAGGTGGAATCGTCGGCCACCCGCTCGACAATCTGTGAGGCAATGTCGAGAAGTTCGCCGTACTGCTTCCGCTCGCGCTCCGGAGTGCCTGCCGGGCCGAGCCCCTTGGCAACGACGAAGAACGCTGTCGAGAGCACGGAGCTGTAGGAATCCGAGTCGCCCTGCTGACGGCATTCAGGACGCGCCGCAAGCACCTGGACGCCCGAAAGATGTTGGAGCTTCGAGGTGGCGTCCGACTGCGCCGTCGTCACGATGGGGCTGATGCCAGGAAGGGAAAAGCCCTCGATGTACTTTGTGAGGCTAATGAGTCTTTGAAATCGCTTCATATCGTTTCTGTTCCTTGAAGTTGTGCCACATTATGCCGAGAATGGAGAATAGCGGTTCTTCATCCACGCGCTCGATGTTGCCTATCGTCTGGTCCTTGGCAATCTGCACCACAAGGTCGTTCCACCCGAAACCGTATCCTCCTTTCTCGTCTCCGTCGCCAGCAAACAGACGGCCGAGCTCCACCGTCTCGCCGTTGATGACTATGTCCTGCGTCTGAAGAAACTTGAGGCAGGATGCGAACCAGAGTAATATGAGGTTTTTCTGCCATGGTTCAATCCGCGCCACAAGTATTGTTTCCCTCTCGATGTTCGAGGAATCTACCGCGATTACGCGCCGTCCGGCCCTATTCGGCTGCGAGCACCGCCGTCTGTAGAGAAAGACAATGCACTCGTCAAGGTCGGCTACCCTGCCGGAATGCAGAAAGGCATTCATCGCCACGGCAGCGTGCCTGAACTCCCCGAAAGTGAGGTCCTGTAGCAAATCAGACGGGCCATAGAGCCGGAAACGTCCGCTCTTCACCATAGGCAGCGGGTTTGTCACGGAGTCGAAGGTCAGCCGGCACTGGAGCGTCTCCTGCTCCACGTCGAGAAGGAATCCTAAACATCTGTCACAAAGCATCGCAAGATTTTCGTCAAGCCGTGTCGCCTCATCGCCCGCAAGGCTCTCCACAAGCGCCGTCCTCAGTGAAAAGCGCAGCCCCAGAAGATGACTGAGCACTCTGACGTTGAACTCCAGCGGAGAACCGCCGCGCAGGATGCACTCGCCATAAGTCCGGAACACAAACTGCACCTGTTCTGGAGTCATCTCATCCCAGGACGAGGGCAACGAAACTCGTTCCCCGGTCTCATATATCCCAATCTCCGTCATACCACTGTTGCAAATTTATTCGTAGGGTCGTTCTCGGGTAGCAGGCAGGCTTCGCCGGCCGTTCCTGCAAGCTTCTTCAGGTTGTCCTTCACCTGTGCAATCTGAGCGGTCGTCTTCTCGATGAACCAGTCGATTTCCCGTGTTTCGGCCGCTCTGCTTTCGCGGTTGCCCTGGTACGACGGGCTGAAACGCCGCGCTACCGAAAGCGGAAGAATATCGAGAGACCACCGGCGTGCCGCAGTTACGAGCGCAATTAGCACAGCAAGAAGCGCAGCGCGAGAGCGAAGCCGCAGAGCCGTGACATCGTCTGAACCGTCTGCCGAAAGAATACGCTCCCAAATTTCCGCACCTACGAATGGTCCCACCACATTCTCTTGGGCATCGACAACCAGGGGAACGAACAGATGCCAGGCATATTGGCTGCCGTCCACAGGGTAGAATCTCTCGAATTCATTGAGGTTTCTGACGATGCAGCGCCCTGTAAGCGCACGCATGGGAGACGACATCCAGCTTGCGACCTCGTTCTTCTCAAGATAGCGATAGAGCGCGTCAAGAGCCCTGTAGTAGCGGTCAAGCATAGCCCTGTCATCCCGGTCAATCATCCACTCGAACGGCATCTTCTCGTTGTCATCCATCTTCACCTTTCGCCCCGTCCCCTCGTGGCTCACACCCGAAAGCTGCGCATAGCGTGCAATCGCACGAAAAGCCACCGGAAGCCGCACCGCATCCACAAAATCGGGGTCTGTGCCTGCAAGATAGGCCTCTTCAGCGGCTTCAACCACCTCTGAACCGACAACAGAGCCGAGTTCCTGCGCGGCGAAATCAATCTCGGTGCGTATGAGATAGAAGGGCGTGGATGCGAACCACTGACCCGTCAGGGAGTTCAGTTCTTCTGAACCATTCTGTACTTTGTCAAACAGCATAACTATTGATTTTTAACTCGTTTGTCAGTCGGAACCGCCTCTTCCGCCTGAATCGTCTGATGATAGAAAGCCAGCTTGAGGTTCCGCCCGGGAAAATTGAATGCAATTGCCTGGTTAATCGGTTCAAGAATGCAATTTGAGGCTATCTCCGTGTCTGAAAGAAGATAGAGTTTGAAGGCATACAGCAACTCAGAACCCGAAGCCAGCTTGCCGTTCACCATCACGTTACTCAAAGACGGATGCAGTCCCATTCCGGAGGTGATGGCCGATGCGGAAGCTTCTGAAATCTTGAGCTGCGAATCCACAAAATCCTTTATCTTCTGGTCAATCGCCTCAATCTTCCACGATACAGCCCCGCTGCCGTTCTCAGACGGAATATCCACCGTGTAGAAAAACTTTCCGGCGTTCTCCTTGCCCGAAAGCACCTCCGTAAGCTGCGTCAGGAGCTCCGAAGTGAGCCGGCTGATTTCTTTCTCCACCCGTGCGTCATCCCAGTCCGGATGAATGTTCTTCAGAGTGTCGCGTTTGGTGTCCCAATACTCGTTAGGGGCGTGAATGTGGTACGCAAGATTTATCCCGTTGTCCGTCACATACTTAAAGATTGTCGGAATCTCCGAACCTCTGACAATCCAGCGGAGTGCTCCCCAATACTGTGGCACAGAGTAGAAGTCGCGTGCGAATGAATATGTGTGGTTGTATGATGCCGAAGCGCCATATTTCCCTGGATTACGCCTGTCATAGACGGGATATACCCGCACCCCAGTCCTCACACAAGCGTTCTCGAAATCTCCGACGATGATGTGGCGCACATCTCTGATGTCCCGGCTGTCCGTCCATTCGAGACGGGCGTTCTTCGCAGGGATGTGCTCAAGGCAGGAAATCCTCGGATTGCGCCCGATGCGATGACCGCGTTCAAGATACTTCGCATCGAAGAATCCCTTCAGGTGCAGGTAGTCTGTCATGCAGCCCTTGATGTAGGAGACATAGTCCCAACTTTCCAGCCAGTCCATGATTTCCCTATCTTCCTTCCACTGCCGCTCAATCTTGCCGCCCTCGAAGGAAAGCTGTGAAAGATAGAGCCCTTGACCGAACAGGAGTCCCATCTGGCGTTCGAGTATGCCGGGACCGAGGTTGTTCGAGTCAAGGATGTCGCGCAGGCGCGTAGGCAGCTGGTTATCGATGCCGTAGGGTATCACCCTGTAGCCTTGAATCGTGTGCGGGAGATACTCCCAGTTGCGGTCCTGCGCCTGCCAGAAAAGCGAGTCGAGGCTACTGTCCCTTCTGTTCGAGAGGGTGAAGCACCGCCCGTCCTCAAGGTGCAGCGCATAGGAATGGTCCGAAATCTTCTTAACCGTATTCTTCATCTCAATGTAACTTTTTCTCCGTTGAAGGTCATCAGAAGCGGCTGGTAGAAACGGCGGTTTTCCATCGTGTCGAGATTGATGTATGCCTCGACCATATCCGCGTGAAGGTGATGCTCCCTACATTCTCTTTTGCGGAGCCGAGCATGCGGAACATAGACAACGCCCTCGCTCGTTCCTGCCGAAAGATTGCAGGACATGAACGAGAAGCTAAAAATCTTTCCCTCGGAAGAGAGTCGTCTCATTTTATCTATCGCTTCATAAACATCCATGGTGCAAAACTACTCCCTCGCGCCCGTTCGTCAAAGGACACGAAATGAGAGGCCGCGGCCGGTGCGCAGATTGCCCACATACGCCATCGAAACGGACGGTCTCATATTCCGTACATCCGAAAAATTACAAGATTTCGGTAATATTTTTAAGGTATATATGTATATGTCAATGCCTTGCCACGTCCGTTCCGGAGAAAATGCTTCTTTCGCGGACAAAAAAGCCCGGCCGCGCTCATTTTCGTTTGCGGTCGCAAACGAGTAAAAAGGTGATATATGACGCGCTGACCCCGCGCCGGGCTACTTGAATTGAGGGTCAAGGTTGGATTTCGCGGCAGAAGAGCGCATCGAGGCGAGCTTGCGCCTCTCCTTTGTCATAAGCAGATACTTGAACGAATCCGACGGGTTGGTGGAACGGGTAGGCAGTTCGGCCACAGGCAGGCGCTCGCTCGATTTGTCCTTAAACACAACTCCGGACTTCACCTTGGTGCGCGCAAGTTCGAGCGACATCTTCAGGTTCTTTGCGGCATAGGCGTCAATGCGAAGCCAGGGCAGGCGCGGGTTGCGCTCCGACATCAGCTCCTGCATGAAGGCATACTCCTCCGGTTGGCCGATGTTGCCTTGACGTATGGACATCAGGTGCACCGTCCATCCGGTCCTGTTGCCACCGTCCCACTCTACGGCACGCTTGAACTTGGAGACCTGATCCTCGCCCACGGACTTGTAGGCGTTGCCGGAGCGATCGTAGTATAGATAGAGCACGCGGTTCTGCATGGCCGCGAAGTAGGTGCGGAACTTCACTCCGAGATCCTCGGTGTATTCCGGAGCTAGAGTGTAGAGAAACTTGAGCACTCTGATAATCTCATGTCCCTGTTCACTCCCATCTTGCCCGATTGTCATCGAGCACATATTGCCGAAATCCACACCGGCCTGCAATGGCTTGGTGCGGTTCAGATGGCGGAGCACACGGCAGTCCTCGACCTCGCGCATATCGAGACGGTCGTATGCGTCCTCATCTATGCCGTCGTAGTAGAAGTGCCGTGCGGAGAGCGCGGTGTAGAAGCGGTCGCCGCTTTCGAGTCGCGGCTTGAGTGAAAGGATGGCAGTGTTAAGGTCAGGCAACTTCGCGGCAATGGCATCGGAGAACCATTCCTCCGTGAGGATGTCCGCGTTCACATAGCTCGATGCGCGTATGTAGAAAGTCGATGCCTCAGGACGGCTGCGAAGTTCCGTCCACCGCGCCTTCCAGAGTTCGGCCGTGCGGAGTCTGTTTCGGCAGTCATTGAGGTCATCAGACGACTTTGTCTTGAGCCATTTATCCTTGGCAGCCACATATTCATGCAGGGCCTCGTTATACACGAGCCCAGCCTTTATCACTGTGAGTATCGCAGTCTTGTCAACATTGTCCGCCTCTTTGTGCATCCAGTCATATTCCCCGATGTGGGAGACGTCCGCCATATCGGATGTAAAGCACACGCCTCGATAGAACACACTCCTTCCATATTCCTGCCTATAGCCACGTACAGCCTTGAGGAGGTTGGCGATTTTATCTTCACGGAAATATTTCGCCTCGTCCCCGAACACGAAGACGTATGACGCGCCCGCGAGAGTCGACGGGCGGTCGAGCGAGCCGAAGCGGATGTTCACCCCTGTGAAGAAGATGATGGTGCGCTTGTAGGAAACGAGCCTGTTGAATGGCTTCCAGAAATGGGGCTTGAGCCAGTCCGGAAGGTTCTTTGTCTCAGCGTCGGTAAACTCCGGCGGCTGCTTCTCTATGACATAGTGCTCGCCTTCTCTGAATCCCTTGCGCTCAAGTCCCTCCAATACGGAAGGCAGAACATTCGCCGTGAGGTTACTGAACGTATCGGCAACCCAACAGCAGGGTGCGCCAGGCATATCGAACATTATGTCGATAAGCCTTTCAACCTGGATGTCGGTGGTCTTCGCGCTGCCTCGTCCAAGTTCGCAATAGGTCTTCCGTGCTCCGACGAGGGCGACCAGTTGCGCGAACTTGTTCTGATACTGCACCGACGCGCTTTCCGTCCGCTCGACGTTAACTTTCTTCCTGTGCGACATTGTCCATCAATTTTACTATGTCAAGGTCATCGATGCCCGCATCAACCCTCAGGCGTTTCTTCACCGCTTCCGGAGCGACTATGCCGTCAATCTGACGCGCCAGTTCATCCCTGTTCGCCCTCGGAAGCCCTATGACTTCAGGAGAAAGCGAGAGCACGCGGAACTGCTTGCTGTAGTTCTCGGCAGGCAGCTGCTGCGGGTCATCCTGGTCGAGTCTGAGCACCTTTGCCTTGCTTGAGAGGATTCCGGCGGCAATTTCAAAATCCTTCGTTGTCCTGGCATTCTGCATAGCGAGGACATAGAGGGTGTCGTACTGGTCTGCCATCTTCGCCCGCATCGCCTCTTTGGAAACCTTGCGGTTTGCGAAAAACATCTCTATGGATTCGGCGTACATATTGGAAGCCTGTTCATAGGAGAAGGAGAATGGTTTGGAGGTGAGGAATTTTATCGTGCGACGTTTTCCCCACTGGCCGTCGAGGGAATATATCATCGTGAGTAGGTCTATATACACCTGCTCCTTCTGTGAAAGATTGCCCTTGCTCCCACCGGCTATATAGTCCTGTATGCGCTCGAAAGCCCCCTCGTCTTCAGGACCGCCGAAAAGGTCGAGCTTCGAAAGGCTGAAACTCTTGTCGCGCACAACCTCATTGAATTGCTTCACTGCTTCCGGGGTTCCGCTGGCTGCGGCACGCGCCACGGAGATATCGATGTCGGCACGTTTCTTCAGCCGTCCGTGTTCGATGGCTTCACGCACCTCTTCGGGCACGGACTTCTCGTCTATGCCCTCACTGATGAATATTTCGTTGTCCGGCCAGCCGAGGGCGGCAAGGTAGGCAATCCTGTCAAGGCTGTCGTCTTTCTCTTCGTTGTTCATAGTCGTCGATCATTCGTTTGACTTCCGCGAGCATCCGGCGCTTTGCCGCGATGCGCTCTTCCCTCAATGGGCGGAGATGTGGTTTGTCTCCCTTTTTAATTTCGTTGCCGGCTCTCCAGATTGCCTCCTCCAGATTCTCCTTTTTCCGGACGAGTTCCATGATCGGCATCGCGCGAAGCTCCGCTGTCTGTCTGGACTCTTTGAAAATCGGATGCTCTCCGAGCACAGAGTGATGTTCCTTATAATGAGTAAATTCGGAGAAGATTTTCCGATTGTTGGAATAATTTTCCAGCACTTTTTTCGCTGTTTCGTAACATTGTTCCGGGGTGGTGCACAGAAAGAGTTCCTCATGTGCTCTCATTGACTCCTCCCATGCCGTTATTTTGTCGGCCGCCAGAATCTTCAGTTCCTGCGGGCAATCCGGCTCCGAGAGGAATGGCCAGTTTTCGCGGAACTTCACTTTCGGCACAGGCTGCAAGGCGCTGACGGCGATTGACCTTTTTGACGAAAACGGCAGGAGCGATGCCTTCAGGAGATAGGTGAACCGTTTCGGGGCTTTGCGGACGAGGGCGTCGAGGTGGCGGTTTGGGGCATATATACTCAAAAGCCGAAGTCCTTCCTGAACATCGGCTCCTGAATCAATCCATCTGTCAATCTCGTTCAACATCCCTCGTTCATTTCCTCTTTGAGAAGGAATTTTTCAGCGAGCGCAGCAATGGCGGCGAAGCCTTCCGGCGATGCTGCCACAAAGAACTTTCGCAGGAAAGCCTCTATGACCACATTTTCGCAAGGGTTGGCTCGGAGTACAGGCGTGATGAAGTTTCCGAACGAGAACGACACCTCCATCAGGAGTTTCCCGGCATTGTACCGCTTCAAGAACGCCTCGGCCGTATCGGTCTCGGAATCGTCGGCCGCAAGCCACGCAACGAGCCTTTCTTTGTCGAAAGTCATCGGCACGCGGCTGACCGCCTGCCTTTCCCCGTTCCGTGTCACATAGACATAGTTTCCTTTCAGAAGTTCGTCCGTGATTTCCGTACACGGGATGATGTTCGCAGGAAGAATAGTGAACTGGTCGGCAATCCTATTGTCGGCAAGGCATTCCGCCAGAACTTCCGGCAGCTGTGCCCCAGTGTCAGTGACAACGAGATGCCGTCCTTTGTGGAATCTGTCCCAGAGGCGCGTCATCAGGGGCTCGGTTCCAGGATAGGCACACACGACCACATCGTACTTTTTCTCGGCTGCCGCTTCAGGTGCAGCAGTTTCGATGCCTGAAGCCTGAGCCTCAGCTGTCTTCTGAGGCTCAGTTTCCATAATCTGTGATTCTTTCTTTGCCATTCTTCAGATGATTAGGCAGTTTCGGTCACTGCGGTTGCAGCGTCCGCTAATGCAGGTAGCTCTCCCTCGTAGTCGGCCGGGAGGAACTTGCCGGCGATGTCCTGTTTCCAGGTAAGCTTGCGCTTGTTGGCCTCGCTGCTGTCGGTCCTCTCAACCGTGAGGAACAGAGGGTTGCACTTGTTTCCGAACGCCTGTACGCGTCCTGCCGCTGAGCCGTCGCACTCCTTTACGAGGATGACGACACCCTTATTCATGAAGGCCTCGACGAAGTTCTTGATGTCCTTCTCGTTGCCAGGGTGCTCGAACTCGACACCCTGTTTCACGCCACGGGCATCGGCGTCGCCGGAATACTCTTCTGATGCTGCGATGGTCTTAGGCGTCCCATATACGCACACGGCTTTCGCTCCCTCTTTGAGAGTGTAGTTGCCCTTCACGGTCACGTCACCGAGTGCCCTCGTAGGTTCGGTCTCGATGTCCTCGACATCCATGATTATGATGTCGGAAGACTTTGGAGACGGGCATCCAGCGCCGTCTCCATTCTTTGGAATACTTACTTTTGTATACATAGTCCTGATTGTTTTTCAGTGATTACGCGCCTTCCTGTCCGGATTGTCCGGAATCTCCGGCCGCCTTCTGCTCAGAGTCCTGGCTTGCCGGCTTGACCCCGTTCATCCACGGACCGTCCTCAGTGAGGTCTATGCCCTCGGAAAGGATGCTCTCTGAAGGAGTGTATCCGGTCGGAACGGCCGCGAACACAGCTTCGGCAATCTTGAAGCCAACCGACAGAGAGTATTCTCCGAACACCTTCACATCGTAGTTGCTCTCCTCGATGCGGTTGATGCAGCTCTCCGCCTTGGAGTAGTCAACCAGCTCGACGAAGTTCTCTTTCGGAGTGGCGAAGAGAATCGGCGAGTTGTACATAGATTCAAGAGCCACGAGGTGGAAGTTTGTGAAACGGATGGTGTCGCCGTTCTCGATGCCGGTGTACTTGCCGTTTACGGCAAAGTCTGCCCTCTTGTAGCGGGTGCGGAACTGCTCTGAGCAAAAAACGACTGCGGTCTTCGCGAAGAGTCCGGAGATGTTGTCAACGAAGCTGTCAACATACTTCAGGAGTTCCTCATCAGAGAGTTTCCTGTAGTCCTTCGCTGTGCGGAGGTAGTTGATTTTGCACTTTTCGTCCGTAAGGCCATCGACGAGGATGGTCTCGTAGCCGTCCATGGAATCCTTAGCTGCTGAACCGGCCGTACCATCAGTGAGCCCAGCAAGCGAGACTTCCTTGAACTTTCCCTTTCCAATCATCGAGAGGGTGATGTCGTCGAGGGTCTTCGGAAGGATGTGCTCCTCGATGATATACTTGGTGATAGGCATCTCAGCCTGAGTCTTGCCCTGCTCGTAGAGGTTGAGCAACCATGACTTGATGATGTCCGTCGGACGAATCAAGACGTTGATTTTGTGACGGCGGTAAGGGATGCGAATCGGAGTGAATTTCGCCGTGCCTTTAGGAGTCCACTTAGGAGTGAACTGCTGTGAGACTTCGGTGAAGATGGCAGCAGAAGCGATGAAGTCACGATCGGATTGGATACGCGTCATGTGCTTTGAGTCGTTGAAGCCCATATAGAGCCTCTTTGCGAGGAGGTCGAGCTTTGCCTTTGGCGGCATCACAATCTTGAACTCAGTGTTCAGATCCGCAACGTCAAGCGTGCTGCTGTCGAGGGCTGCGAAAGCCATCGGGTTTGTGGAAGCGAGCGCCTGTGCGACAATCTTGTTGTGCGCTGCGCTCATGTTCAGGACGAACTGCCTTGTGGCTTCGCCTGCCGAAAGCGGCTTTGACGGAGTCTGTGCCTGTGGCTGCGGTTCCGGTTCACGGGAAAGTTCCAGGACATCGCCCTGAAGCTTTTTCACCTGAGCGGAGAGGGCTGCTGTGGCCTCGGCTGTCTTTGCTGCCACGGCCGCGTCGAAGAGGTCGAAGGCATCTTCGTCTTCGAGAGTGACGGACTCCAGCTTTTCGAGGAAAGCCTGTCCGTAGTTCTCAAGAACCTTTGCGCGCTCCTCAGCGGAAAGTTCAACCTTTCCATCCTTGACAGCAAGCTCCGGTTTTCCGAGAAGACGGGCAACGATTTTGCCCATCTTTGAGTTTGAGAGTGCTTTTTTGTTCATTGTACTTGGTATAAGAGGTTTGTAAGTATTTTCGTCAGATTTCAGCCAGAGCGAACGCGGCTTCTACGCTTTCCTTGAGAGTCTTGCGAGCATCGGCGAACCCGAGCTTCAGAGCCTCGTCGCAGAGGAATGTCGCTCCGGTCAAGACGCCCTCTTTCTCCACATCGAGCATCGGGCGTCCTCTCTTGACTGCTTCCTGAAACTGTGAGACGATTGGAGACATGCTGTCCTGGATGAGGCTGTAGTCTCCTTCGAGTGCCTTTCTGTAGTCGAGGTTCTTATCTGGGGACTCGCGTGCATAGACCGGAACAACCTTCACCCCGGTCTGCGGGTCTTTCTCCGGAGGTAGCGACAGTGTGCACAGCACCCCGATGGAACCTATTTCAGACATGGGGTTGTCGAGATAGATGAGATCACACTGTGATGCCACCCAGAGAGCGGCACTGCAACAGAGGTCGCAGTGAGCGATGACAGGTTTGTGGGCTGCCTTAGCATAACGTATAGCCTCGACGAGCGGCGGAACAGCATTGGCCGCACCGCCTCCGCTGTCAATGTCAAGGACTATGGCGACGATGTCCTGGCGGTCGGCACAGTTCCTTATGAATGAAGCAAGAGCCATAGCCCCGTCGGAGCTACAGGTCTCGTATTTGGTCATTGTACCATGAAGCGGCAGAACCGCCACCTTTTTCTCGACGCTCGCCTGTGCACCATCGCCAATCTCGGAACCGTCCGAAAGCATGAATGAAGGACGCGCCGTTTCCTCGACGTCGGCAAGAGGCGTGCGTGAAAGCAGCGCAAACACCGCAGGAAGATATGACTCCGCATCAGCCAGGAGCCATTTCCCACGGATTATCTCCGCAGCCAGATGTGATGTGTTTATCTGTTTTCTCATTGTCCGTATTTTTACGCTACAAAGGAAAACAAAAGCGCCGTCCCGAAAAAGGACAGCGCCCCTCACACCACTCAGTGGCTGATTTTGCTATTTGTGCCGATTATGGACGAAACTTGACATCTGGATTCAACAACTTGAGCAGAGCGCCAAACCTATTGATTTCGTCATTGTTCATAAATCGCGCAATTTCGCTTCTCACACCATTTTCATATATTTGAACGTGAACAGTCCCAGCCGGAAAACGTGCTCTATCTCCCGTTTTGTTGGTATGCTCATGCCCCCAGTCGAAATCAATGTGTTGCCTTCTGTCCTTATAAAACCTCACCTGAATAATTTCACCCGTCCTAGTGCGTTTCCCGGCATAGAAATCTGATGTTCCGGAATATGGCGGCAGACCATTCTTATTCTCTTCATTCTTTACGACAATCTTCCCTTTAAGCCCATCGTAATATATTGTGTCTCCTTCTTGATGATACTCGTGATTATAGAATCCTCCGGAAGGGTTGTATTGTCTGGCTGTTCCCATTTCTATAAAAATTCTGTGTCGGCATTATAATCAATGCGTGAATAATCTATGGAACGCAGGTATTCAAGCAAAGTTCGGCAGCCTGTTCGTTCATAAATATACTCGCCTAAATCCATTGTCAAGAAAAAAGACAATGAATTGGTCTCCATTTTTTCATCGCCATCAATCCACAACATATATTCATCATACCATTCTCTCGTGAAACCAACCTTATCCGGATTTTTCTCACTGTCGAGAAGGTAGTCATACTCTGGAGAGCAATGATGCTTCTGACGATATTCCATAATCCTGAAAAAATGCTTTTCATTCTCTGATTTCGAGGTTTTAGCAATTTCTTCAAACATCTTTACATCATCCGGGTCAAGCTTATGCACATAGCCAATATCACCATACTTTTTCTCTTCCATATCTCAATCTTTGAATGTTGTCCTCCAAATATACGAAATTATTGAAATTCAAGTCGAACGTTTTCCCATAGACAAGCACCTCGCTCGGCTGGAGCACCCTGAGACATTCACTCATTCCGAGAACAGAAGCATTCTTGCCTATCTGATTCCGCCCAGTCGCCGTATGCCCGACCGCTATGAGTGAATTATGCGGAAGCCCCTCGAAACAGAACCTGAAGGAGTCCGCATTTCCCCAGCTGGCACTCGGAATGACACGGATACCCTGACTCTGCCACCACGCTGTAAGTAGCCGGTTTCTATAGACATTCCAAAAATTCAACGCCGGTGGCAAATCGATGTACAAACTGAAATCGGGGGCAATTACGCAGCGAAACCGCCTGAGCAGAGACAGATATTTCTCCGGAGTGTTCCATACCCGTTCGAACTGATAGTCATCTATGAAGAAATGAATGCCACAATCATAGTCCTGTGAGGTCAAAGCCCTGTTGAATCCGATAAAGCGCTGCGGGACACTGCCCTCGAAGGCCGCGACAAGCGGAAGACCGAATGCCCCGGCAAACTTTACAGACTCGCACAGGTGCATATTCAGAAGCCTCCGTTGCCGAAACCATTCCTCCATACGATTGTCCCGTGTAGCCTCGCACATATATGCTTCTTTTCCCATCTACCAAATCTTTTGGCAAAGGAAAACAAAAGCGCCGTCCCGAAAAAGGACGGTGCTTATCATACAGCATAAAAAGATTGCACTATTTTTCTTTAATTCTCCTTTTAGACTTCAAATCTTTCCTAATCTCATTCTTCCCGAGGATGAAAAGTCCTATTATAACAGCCATTGTTCCTGTTGCGAATATCCCTGCAAAAGTTTTCATGCCAGACCAAATGAAAACAATTGTCAAAGCGATTCCTATCAGAAAGATAATAAATCCGAAAACTTGACCACGTTCCCCGTGCCTCATTTGACTATTCACCGCTGTCTTCTCAATCTCTATACGATGAGCCTGTTGGCTTTCTGCCAATTTCAGAATCCGGTCAGCACTACCTGGCAAAGTGGCTTCATACTCTCTAAATAACGAAGGCGGAGGAATTGGACCTTCAAAGGCTTCTTCCTTAATAATCATCAACGCCTTGATGGCTTCATCCTTCTGTTCTTCAGGAACCGCTTTAAGTATAGTATCTATTGCAGAGTCAATTGTCTCAGCCTGCATAAGAGGCTTTTCGGCATTATTTTCCATATTCATCAAATGCTTTTCTAATATCAGTACCAACCATACCAAAATCCGATTCTAACGCAAGCCTGTCAGCCTCTGCTGCCGACTCCGCACAATTGAATGTGTAATATGGCGAAGCAATGCTCAAAACACTACCTGCACCGATAATGAAAGATGACTTTGAAAATAAAAAGTCGGTTCTGTAGTATCTTTTGTTCATATCGCTTTTGTTTTTCCGTTCGCAAAGATAAACAATAAAAACTAATTAATAAACTAATAAACACATACTATGCAAAAACTTTACCGATAAACCGTTACGGACGGAATTTGACATTTGGTTTCAATTTCTTTAGCATAGAACCATACTTCTTGATTTCATAATTATTCATATAGCGAGTTATTCCTGTTCTTTTACCATCAACATATGTCTGTACGTGAACAACACCTTCAGGAAAAGAAACTTTGTTTTTTCCTTCCCCCTCTATATGAATATGTCCCCAGTCAAAGTCAACGCTCTGAATGCGCTTTTCATAAAACTTGACTTGAACAATTTCTCCGGATTTACTGCCTATATGTGCATAAAAGTCAGATGTGTTTGAAAAGGCAGGTAAGCCAGCATGATAATCATCATTGCCATTGGCATCTTTTTTGGCGATTACCTTGCCTTTTAGGCCATCTATATAGATTGTTTCACCAACTTGATGATAATCATATCTTGAAAAACCACCAGACGCATTATATGTTCTCGCTCCACCCATATCAGTCGTTGTCAGCTTCGTAATCAATGCCATTATAATCTGTTGAACGCAAATACTCGAACATTGTCCGACATCCGGTTCTCTCGAATATATAATCACTCAAATCAATATCAAGAAAGGTACTCAATGTATCTGCCGTCCACGGTTCCTCTATGAGACCATTACCCATATCTATCAAAAACATATACATATCATAGTCATAGCGCATTATTCCTATTCCATCAGGATTATTTGAATAGTTCAAAAGTACATCACCCGACATCGACTGATTGTGCTTTTCTCTATATTCAATGACTCTGAAGAAATGCTTTTCACTCTCAGATACCGATTCTTTCGCAATTCGGTCAAATAGTGCTTTATCCTCATCCGAAATTTGCCAAACGCCGTCAACGATTCCAAACTTTCTTTTTGCCATATCTCAATCTTTGAATATTGTCCTCCAAATATACGAAATTATTGAAATTTACTTTACAGACTCGCACAGGTGCATATTCAGAAGCCTCCGTTGCCGGAACCATTCCTCCATACGGTTGTCCCGTGTAACCTCGCACATATATGTCTGTTTCCCTCCCATTCCGCAAGTTTTTCGACTCTGTAGCCAGAATCTTCGAAAGCATGTTAGTCTGTCTCGTTCCTGCTTTTGATTCTAATCTGATATATAACAAAATGATTGTGGGGCCTGAACGATTTTATAATCAGAGAGTAATTTCGTCTCTTTATATTTCTTCAACTCACCTATTTCTATTGCGTTTGCGACGTTTTTATGCTGGAAATATGACATATAATACTCTTTCGATATGCCTGAATATTCTTTTGTTCTCTCCCATAAAATATCTACACTTTCCGAAAATATCTCATTTATTCTAAATTCACCGACTACGCGTTGAACGGGAGCAGATGCATAGATAACAATTACACTTATATCAGTTCTTTTAGGTAATACTTTACGATATTCATACTTTTTACTCCCATCAAAAATCTTCTCCACGAATTCAGGTTTAATTGATAATAAAACTTTCATTGTATTTTACTTCTTTTTGATTGTTATGCTACCAGATACTGACCACGATACAGAAGACCGCAACGGCGACATTGAACGCTCCAAGGAAATAGTTTCCGATGGGAGGTTAAATCCTCTGTTTACAGCCGCGAAACGGTTTTGTAGGTGGCGGAGAGTTGGAGGAAGTCGAGATTGTCCTCCAGCTCGAAGTGCAGGGGGATGTCTTCAGTGCCAAGGAAATAATCTACGGAGCAGCAGCTTTGATCCGCACAGACAACGCGGGCAATGCATCCATCACGCAGCGTCTCCCTGACGGCGGGCGAAAGACCCTTGCAGCGCAATGCGAGTTTATAGGTCAAAGAGCGTCCGTTCTCGCTGACAGTCTCCTTGCTTTCCAGCGTGCCGGATGCGGGTATCATCAGCAGTCTTGACATCTTCAGAAGGTCGAACCCGCTTGTTGCCGGGCTCACCAGAACTTCGTTGATTATTCGTATCATCTTTCAATCCTTTAAGGTTTATGCTTTCATCGAGATAGTAGCAGCGGCGTAGAAGGCGCTGCGTCAAAGATTTCATCTGCCGCTGGCTCGTCCTGTAAACCCGTTTGTAGAGAGTGTCGCTGCAATCCACTTCCACCAGGTTGCGGGAGATGATGAACGCCTCGACAATCTCCTTGCGTCCGTAGCCGAGACTCTCGCCCTTGCGGTAATAGCCGGCAAAGTCGAGGTCGAATGTCGCGGAAAACGCCATCATCAGAGCCACGGTGTCCGCCTGTGAATAATAGATGAATTTGTTCACCACATTCCTGGTCGCAGGATTCAGCGGCAAATCGAGAGTCGCGACGAGTTCACCTGCCGGTTCCGCCACCGGACGCCACGACTCCCGGACGCGGGCGCACAGAAGTTCTCCTATGGGTTCACGTGTGCTGACCTTATAGACATCCTCTCCCGGAATCCTCGGAAAGAGGAAACCGAGGTAGTCGAGTCTCAGTTTAGTGTCAAATTTGAGTTTTATCAACATAGTAATCCGCCTTTCAAACGCCTAACACTCACAAAGTTAAGCATATTTAACCGCTTTTACAACAACTTTGTTACTTAATCCACACATCCTTCCCCTCCCGAATCATCCGACAGAGGACGCGGTAGTTGCTGTCCCGGACATAGTCGCTGTACCAGTCCCCTTTGTCCGGCCCGAGTTCCACTCTATAGAGGACGCAGCGTCCCCGGTAGAGGTCTTTCAACTCCGCCTTGACCATTCCTGGAGGGAGTTCCCTGTAATGCCAGAGCGGCATCGAACGGCCGTAAACTTCGGCATTGAACTCCAACCTCTCCGGAACGGCCGTTTTTGTCTTGGATTGTGTGCTTTTTTCAGTCATAATTATGTCGAAAAACAGGTGTTTTTTCTCTTCAAAAATTTCTGAGAGTTTTGAGGTCGCAAATTTTCTGACGCTTTGACGCCGTGACGCAAAATCCTTGTAACTCTCTGATATTCAGTGGGGGTCTTGGCGTCAACTTTGTTTTTTATCAAGTTGACGCCAAAAAGCGCCAAAATGGTCTAACTCGCTGATATTCAAGCGCGTCAACTTTGTTTTCATACTCCTGCACATACCCCCGAAATGTCCCGAAATCGGCGTCAGCAAAAACCATTTTGACCCAAGTTGACGCCGCAAGTTGACGCCGTTTAACTCTCTTATTTTCATTTACTTATACTCTTTTTTACACTTAAGGCGTCAAAAGGTCAAAGAAATATATACCTTGAACTCGTCAGCAAAAATTCTCCTCCTCCAAAAAGAAGGGTCCGCGAAAGGCGAACCCCCTATCAAAGTGCTTTTTTTGACGCGCTTGTGAACTGTTTTTGCACAAGCGCATCGATGGCCGTTATATAAATGGCGGCTGTGCGACATCTGTCTGCCCGACTTCCGCCGATGTCCCGATTACCCCCGGCCCCAAAGTCTCGCACTCAGGCGGAGCATCGATAATTGACGCAGCGTCAAGCTTCTCCTCATTATCCTTTCTCGTATCGATGTAGAAGAAATAGAGGTCTTTGCCGTCGGCTTTGCGGCGGATGTCGTTGCGCTGCCTCTCGGTCTCGGAGAGAAGCAGCTCGGGCGGATTGAACACCCAGCCCTTATAAGCACAGTACATTATGAGTTTTTTCTTGAATGTCTGCATCTTGATGCTGTCTTGAATCTTCCTGTTCAGAGTGGACTTGTAGGCGTCAAATGCCTCGTCCTTATTCACAATCACATCGAGGCGCTCCGCTGTGAACCAGTCTTCAGCCCACCAGATGAATTCGTCGGTGATGGCTCTCTGGAGGTTGCGCTGCTCGATTTGCTTCATCGGCGGCTGAATCCTCACGCGGAGCTTGTGCCAGGCGGAGATGCAGTTGAACATAAAGTTGTAGAATCCGTTCATCTCATCCGGGGAGTAGTCCTGGATGAGGTTCTTGTGAAACTCCGTGTATGGAGAGCGCTCCTTCAGACCACGCATCGGATCGTCGGAGTGGTAGTAGTCCGTGAACGCTGTGAACCAGGTACGGCGGCGGAGCGACGCATCGAACTTCTTGATTGCGTGGTTGGATGTGAAAGCCACTTTGGGACTGTCCTTGAATTCCAGTATGAAAGCATCCTTATTCTTCGGGTTCACCACCATCTTTCCTGTAATCATAGGCATAAAGCGGTGCAGGTCGATGCTGTCGTTCAAGTCGTCGAAATAGACCGTGTCTGTGATTCCGCTGCGCACTCCGGCAAGCATAAAGTCCGTCTTTGACGGGTTGATTTCCTGGCCGTTGATGAACAGCTGCTTGCGAAGCTGCTCCGTACTTGTCATAAACAGAGACTTTCCCGTACCTCCCAGGTGGGTGCCTTCCTCAGACTGCTCCGTCTCCATAGCATAGATGGCGTAGGGCTGGCCGGCAACCTTGTGTTTGCTCATAATGTAGCCAAGTGCCATAACCTTCGAGATGAAGTGCAGGTCCGTTTCCGCCTGTTCCTCCGGTGTCAGACTGATGCCCAGTTCCTCCTTTCTCCAATAGTTGCGCCCTGTGTTATAGACAAAGCGCATAAATGTGTTGTCGTTGCGGAAAATCTTCAGCCGATACTTCTTGAGCTCATCCATAGCGTCAACTTGCTTTTTGGTTTGAACATAGTCGGGGGTGTCGGGGGAGAGGATGGAAATACGGTTCAGCAGAGTGGCGTATTCCTCGGAATACTCGATGTCGAAGAACGGCTGCTCTGCCCGGAAGTCTCTATCGATGATTTTGCTCCGATAGACATTGTACGGACAATCCGACGGCTTCAGGAGTTTCGCGCCCGTGGCCGTGACCTTCACCGGGCCGTTGTTGAAGAAGAATGTGTCGGAATGCTCGTCGAATGCGTTGAAGTCCGGCACAATCACCGAGAGTTTCTCCAGCGAGCTCCGGCTGATTTGCGGAGAACGGTGGATGGTGTTTGCGAGTGTCTGGTTGTAATAGTTCGCGTGGGTGCGGAGATACTCTAAAAGATAGGCTGAACAGTGCGCTGAAATGCTGTCGTCGCCGATTATCGTCACCACATTGTCCTTCACCTGGCAGAAGGCGAAGTCCGTGCAGTCAGGATTGGTTGCGATGCGGAAATATCCCGAAGCTTCGAGAAATGAATACAGCTGTTCGTTGTTTATGTCGTATCCGCCGAATCCCCCGGCCTTGGTCTTCTTCTCCTGCCAGAACTTCAGCCCACCGGAGAGTTTCACCAGCTCTTTGAAAAGAGAGACGGGGTTCTGGTTCTCCGGTCTGCGGAAATGCACGAAAAAATCCTTCGCGTCCTTACAGGGCTTGCCTTTACGGTCTTTGAAGCGTTTGAGTTCCTCCGGGAGGCGGATGATGTTGATGTCGAGATAGCGCAGCGCAATGCGGTACATATTCGCAATACCCGTGTCGTCGATGTCGTAGAGGATATATATCTTTTTGGCAATCTTCTGAAGCAGAGAGAACTCATACTCCGTCAGTTCCGCCGTTTCCGAATTCAACCAGCAGACGTGATAACCGGCGGAATGGACGTTCAGTGCATCGGATGGTCCGGAGCAGATGATGAGTTCTTTCCAGGTCATATCGACGGCTGGGCCCAATTCCTCGCCGTCAATCGGTTCCGCCTCGACGATTCCGTGATAGACTCCATTCTTCGCGTCGGCGTATGCCTTTATGAAATCTTTTTCACCGAAGAAGAAGTCCTCCGGTTTGTCGCCCACATACATAAAGCGGATGTCTCCGAGAGGCTGATAGAGCTTGCCCCATTTGCCATAGTCGTAGTAATAGATGGGGTAGTTGTCTGTCGATGATATTTGCCAGCTCTCTCCTTTGGAGTTCTTTGCCGTGATGTAGGAATCTACAGGTTTGAGGCAGAGGTCGGCGCAGATTTCAGGCGTGATTTTATAGCCGAGAAGATAAAGCTCTCTGTCGGTGAATTTACCGCCTTTCCTAAGGTTTACGGACATTTTCTCCTGTCCCCTGACCTTCTTCATATCCGGCATCGGCTTCACCTCGGAGGCGGCCGCGTCTCCCTCTATAAGATGCGGGGCGTATTTCCTTGCAATCCAGGTTATCGCCGCCGGGTAGTCAAGCCCCTCCTCCCTCATCACAAGCTGAATGGCGGTGTAGGCTTTGGTGTCGTTTCCGCCCTTGTCCTGGATGAACCAGACGCCGTCTTTGCGGAACACGGTGCAGGAAGGGCTCTTGTCGTCCTCCCTAATCCTGAAGTTGCGCCCGCGCCCCGAAAAGCACGAAGCGCTCTGAGGATAATATCCCGCGATGACAGCCTTTCCGCCCTCCGTCGCCTCAAAAATCTGTTCCTTGCGTATCATTATGTATATTATTGAAAATCAAAGAAAGTCACCAAAGCCGTCCGCATTCCGGGCGGCTTTATTCATTCTGGAAGGTCGTCGTCGAACTGCACTGCTTGGGCAGCCATTTCGGGCGCTCTGAGCGGACGCATATTGCCGAGAATCGGCTGGGAACGGCGTTCGTCCTCCGTCATCGCGTCGAATGTCTTTTTGTCGATGTTGCCTTTCACGAGGTGCGTGTCGCCGTACTTGCTTTCCTGTGAAAGTCCGATGGCAGAAAGGTTGAGATAGACACCCTTGCTGCCGACATAGATTGCCTGATTCTCATCGACCGGGATGAAAACGCCTTTGCGTCCATGGGCGGTAACGAGCTTCGCGCCCCGGAACTTCATAAAATCGAGTTTGATTGAAAAATTATCCATAGTTCATTAATCTAAATAAAGTTCATATTTGTAGTATTCTTCCATCGTCACCGGACGGAGTTCCCTCTCCATCTTGTCGGCGAACTCTGATTGCGGATTAACGCACACTGCCCTGGGAGTTGTGCATCTTATGAATGTCGTGTGGGCATCATCGCACCACCATCTTTCCGCAGCCATCACTTTCTCAGTATTGCAGCGGCGAGCCCTATGAAAAGAGCTGCCAGGAAGAGAGACAAAACGCCTGTAAGTGTCTTGTCAAGCATAATGAGTATTAACCCCGCATCCGCGAGGACAGCACCCGTAATCGTCGAAAGCCTCAGTGTGCTTTCCTTTGAAATGTTCAGTCCCATCGCACGGCTACCTTACGCGGGAAACAACGATAGGAGCGCCCTTGGGAGCCGAAACCGTGTAAATTCTGTTGAAATCTCTTGAGATGACCGACACGGTCACTCTGACAACGGAAACTTTGCACCCTCGAAGAGTGGTGTCCTCGCCCGGCTCAAGTGCCAGAATTCTTGCTCTACAATTTGTCTTTGCCATATTTGAAACAATTTTGATTTTGTGGGGATGGAGGGAGTCGAACCCTCTGCTCAGGTATTCGGTTTGTTCATCGTTCCAGATTCCTGACTCGCTCATCGTACCAGATTCGATAATCTTCCGGCATTGGCCGGTTGCGAAGTCTTGAGCCGCGAGGCTGATGGTGCCTGGGCTTTCCGCACATCCTACGCTTTGGAGCTTACTGTGCGTTATATCCTTCCACCACTGCTATAAACTCAAGCCTACATCGCCCGATGAGCTGTGTGTCATATTCCGATGAACTATGCCGCTTCTACCGCCCGCGCGGTCTGCATCCCCAATTCCCCGTCTTTCCGGGGTGTCACTCCGTCTTTCCGGAGTGTCATGTCTACGGCCGCTGGCGCATCACTGCGGTGTCTTGCTTGCGGTTTGTTAAGATATTCAGAGATTTGCAAAGCATTTCCTCATTCCCGGAGAGTCGAACGCAGCGACGCAGTTCTTCTGAACCTCAAACTCACCGAAACCTCCGACGCCACCATCAAGAACCATTTTTCCGTGTTTCTTCACCGGCACCGCCAGCGAAAAGACGATTGCGCCCTTGGTCTCGTTCGACCACTCCTCAAGAATTTTCAAGATGTCTTCAGTTTTCATAATTCATTGTATTTAAGATTGATTATAAGATGTCTTCGAATAAAAGCGCCGCGCTCCGGCATCTCACCGACCCTAAACTATTCTCGGAATGTCGGAACTCGCGGCGCATAGTCTATCTGTCTCCCACCTCACCCACTGTCTCCGGCATTTTCTTGATCATCGGGAAGTAAAGGTTGATAGCCTGATTGAGTCGCTTGAGCATTTCGACTTCCCTTTCGTGCTGAATCTTAGTCCAACTGAGCGACTGTGCTTCGGGAGTCATTGCATTCCATCGCTCTTCAATGCGGTCGAGGAGCAACCCTGCGGCGTCCTTAAGCAACATCGCTTCATCTATCCTGATGTCCATTATTGTCATCCGTCCATTTTGGTCTTTATCCATCCACATAACATTGTGAGTATTAAGAATTTTACTTATCTTTACGGGGTTTATTAGTTAATTAGTTAATTTATTAGTTAGTTAATTAACATTTCGACTGCAAATATACAGATATAATCTGTATTTACAACATTTTATTACAAATTTTTTCTGTATTTATTATCGATTATGGAAGAAATAATAAATAAACTACTGAATTATAGCGAATTAAACGCAAAACAGTTTGCCGAGAAAATAGGTCTTGAACGACCTCAGGCAATCTATGATATCCAAAAAGGGAAGACAAAATCTATTTCTTCGAGTATGGCGAATAAGATTTTATCTGTATTTCCAGAATTAAATAAGTCTTGGCTATTGTCAGGAGAGGGCAATATGTTGAAAAACAATGTAAATGTTTCCGGAGACAATTCCGGTGTCGTAGTCAATGGCAATAACAACAATTCCCCCATCGACAACCGCCACTACTATTCCGATTCTCCCGATGTTCTCAAAGCCCAAATCGAACTCCTCGATGAGCGTATAAAGGAGAAGGACGCCCAAATAAAGGAGAAGGACGCCCAAATAAAGGAGAAGGACGCCCAAATAAAGGAGAAGGACGCCCAAATAAAACAACTATTAGACATCCTTGCAAGTAAATGATAAACTCTAAAAAAGTAACGTTATGGCCGAAAATTATGAAATCCCCATGCCGCTGCCCGCAGACTCGGTAGACCCCGGAAATATACAGGAAAAAGGCGAACCGTTGCCTACAACGCTATGACAAGGCAGGTGAAGAGAACGGCACCCACTATTATGATTGAGAAAATGGAGATAACGGCAGCTCGATAGGCTTTGACGTGCCTTAAGTGCGCTGCGTCATTGGCATCGATGTCCGTCTGCCTGTTCTGGAGCATCTGAATCAGAAACATCTTCTCTTGAAGCTCAGGTTTCAACAATTTCATGTATTCGCACATCGGCCGGCTCAGAGAGTACCTCGGTGCGTGCCCTGGAATATGGAAGATGTTTCCATAATGCAGCCGAAAGACAAGAATTCCCGCCGGCACGAAGAGAGCCGCGAAAGCATAGACTGCCATGATGAGTGCGACCGACCATCCTCCGGGATAGAGGGCGACAATTGCTCCGGCAAGGGAGATCAGCGCCGCGACAATCCATCCGAGCAAAGCCCCGCTCATCCTCTTGAGCCGGTTGTTGCTTTCATATTGTGAGCTCACTTTCTTGTTGGCGTCCTCGTAAGCTCTTCTGATGACCGCCACGTCCACCGCCTTCCTGAATTCCACATCCGAGAAGAAAACCTCCGCCTCCGGAAGCTGTTTTTTACCTGTTTCCATAGCCAAAATGTTAATGATTTTATGCAAAAATACAAAGAAAATATGTTTACATTTAATTACTTAAAATACATTGAATAATATGACAACGATAAACATACGTAACCTTGTAGGCCGGGACGTACTGAACAGGATTTCAGCCCATGACATTCTTTCGGCAGCATCGGCTTGCGGCGATTCAAAGGTTTCGCTCGATTTTGATGGCGTCCAGTTCACCACGAGGAGCTTTATGGATGAGTTTTACAATGAGGTTAAGAAGGCATCGTCAGACGGCGTGTCTGTTTCCGTTATCAATATGTCCGATGACTTGAAACAGATGTACGCAGCTGTGTCGAGGACCCAGAAAGGCGCAACAACAGAGATAACTATGAAGCCCTACTACAAGCCGAAGTCCATCTCCGAAATGGAGGGTTTCTTCGCTCAAATGTCCATATGACATCTGGAGACGGCTCAAAACAAGGCGGACAAGCCCCGGGGTTTTAGGGACGCGTCCGCCTTTTTTGTGCAAAAACATTTATGTTACATCTCTGTAAGGCCCTGTCTGTCCGAGAATTAAACCCTCTTGTACCGGGACAAAAACGGGACAAAAATGCCCCAAAATCGGATTTTTTTAGAAATTAAGTAATTGATTATGAGTAAGATAGAAATCAGGAAAACCAGTCGGGGGTTCC